ACCGCCAAACATTAGTTATTACTCACGTCGCCAAATGGGTTAGACTCACTAAAGTCAATAAAGTCTGCACCTGTTGAGAAATCTGTGTTTTGTTCGTTTTGAGATAACTGATTATCTTCTACTACAAGAGTTATAACACCACCTGCACCAGTCTTAAGACCAACTACTTTCTTACCAACTCCAAATGTATGATACTTACCATCGTCTGCGCCAGCATGTATGATATGGATCTTATCGTCTGAGTCTGAATACTTTACAACCTCACCACGCATTAATGTATCACCGCTAGGACTTGTAATTGTTTCACCAACTTGAAACGTAGTAGGAGCCGGATCCGTGAATCTAAATGTTGGATTAGTATATCCTGAGCCAGGGTTAGATATAGTTAGTCCATTAACCTTGCCGTTGTTACTATCAACTGTAGCAACCACAGCTGCGCCAACTCCTGTACTATCAATTACACTAACTGTCGGAGCCACAAAATAATTATTACCACTATCGGTAATAGTCATAGATGCGAGCTGACCTGAACTTAGAGTAGCAGATGCCTGTGCGCTGTCTCTTGTATTATCAAGCGTAAGCACATACTTGTATGCATACTTCGCTTCTAAATCGTCGAGTACATCGATGCCAGTGTCCATATCCTCGCCAGTGTATTCGAATAACTGACATCTTAATTTAAACACAGGTAGATTACTTAACTGATAGAAAGGCTGTTCATGCTCGACATGCGTTATTTGAAAGAACTTATTGCTCATCGGTAAATAAATCACGTCGCCTTCAGCCGGTCTTTCAACTGTAATCTCGTTATCATACCTCGCTACAGTATCCGCCCACCTTCTTCTAGATACTATAAACGTTGCTTCGTCTCTGATCTCTACACCAAATCTTGTAAACAAGTCTCCTTCACCATCGAAACCTTCTGTATTTTCGATATACATTTCAAGCATGTACGATGAGTTAAAGCTTGATACCGGATCGTCGCCGAGTATTGTGTCTTCATTAACTATGTCGCGTGGAAGATAGAATACGTCTTGACCATAAGTCTTAAGCGCCTCAATGACTATATCTTCATAGAGGTTTTGCTCTGATCGTACTTTTTGACTAAAGTATAAGTTTGTTGCCATGTCATCCTACGAAAAAGTCTGGTGGAAATTCGTGTTCTAATCTCAAGTTCTCTCTAAGAGTCGCGATCTCTCCAGTCGCGTCATCATATATTTGTCTTCCATTTAAAATGACTCCTCCGGGTAGTTGCATTCCTTCAAACTTAATTAAATTCATACCCCACTGCTGTTTAATTAAAGCAGTAGTGTATTCTTTTACAAACATATCATTAAATATTGAAGTATGATCACTATCGTTAACTTCAGAATAAACCTCAGCTACGATAAAATCTCCTTCTTTAATATCACCATCTGCAAAATCTCCAAAAATGTATAATCTATTCTGTCTTCTTGCAAATTGAACCTGCGGATGACCATTAAGTTTCATATCTAAAAGCGATAGATATTGCTGCATTTGCTCATAGTATGCTAGATCTCCTGCAAAATTCATTAGATCAGCAATGTCGTTTAACATCATTTGATATTTGATATCAAAAAAGTTTCTAGAGTTATTAAACGAACTCGTAAGTGGAAACATTTTTGAAACGAATAGTATATTGTTTGCTAAAGTAATATACTCATTAGCGACATCGGTGGCGGTGATCTGATGTTTAAGATACGTTCTTATAGTAGCATCAGAATGAAACTCACGATAATACTGTAACGCTTCGTCTACACGATCTTCTACCTGATCTTCGTCAACGTTAACTTCGATAACAGGTTCGCCTAAACGTCTTTTACAGTAATCTATAAGAGTTGCACGTGATGATGGAACTGCCATTTTAAAATCCTTTTATTCTATTTATAAGGACTCGTTCCTAAAACACTTTCGTCCCATGCTGCTTTTAACTTATCGATAGTATCCGCACTTGTAATCGCACTTGCTGCTGGAGCATCTCTAAGTTTCTTCTTCTTAGCGGCACTTGCTGTTTTAGCAGATGCATCATCAGCTTCTAAAGCTTTCATATATACAACATCTTCAGCTTCAAGCAGAGGTCCTCTGACTTCTCTTATCTTATCTTTAAATATTACTTTTGCTGCAGCCATGTCTTCACTGATAGCAGTTTGATCTTCATTAAAGACCCATGCATTTCTAAAATGCCTATCAGAGGGCATAGTTGACGGAGTTGCAGCAGTTTTACCGTCTTTATCTTGAATCATTGTAGTCATCTTTATCTCCTTATGCTACTTCTTGATTAATCTTCCAAGCATTACGCCACGTTCTATGACTTGGAAGATTTTGTTTCTTACAAATTACTAATCGCTTACGATTAGCTTTCTCATAGTTTCTCCATACTCTTTGTGGTATGTCTTTCATAATTAAGTATTCAATTGCTTGTTCTTCAGTCATCTTATCAACCGGTTTGGTATTATGTAGTAGATAACCTCGAGTATGTTTCTTAAAATCTGGTTTCGCTTCATCTTCAGCCAAAGCCCAATAAACTTCTACAGGTGGAAGTATGCCGCCTTGTAAAGCACAGGCCAACCAGTTTGGATCCGGTACCGTAACTTTTGCAGGTGCATCCGGTTCTTCTGGATCTTCCCATACTACTCTGTAATCGCTTTGTACACCGTCTAAATTATCTTTAGCCCAGTGTAATCTATTCCATAAATGTGTTCCCTGAAATTCAGGTGTTTCAATTGTCATGCTAAATCTCCATTAACCATAGTCTGTGTTACATTCATATCATTAGAACTTCCATCTGAATGAATAAATCTTGATCTGTATGCAATAGCAGTTTTACTAAATCCTCTTGAAGCCAAAAATGAGTTATAGTAACCACTAGTTGATCCTATATTACTGCCTAGAGCAACATAATTTATACTGCTCATACTAGTAGCCATAGTAACAGTATAATCAGCAGTACCACCATCTGTTAAGCTAGAAAAATTAAAACTATCAATAATGGCGATAGTTCCTTCTCCATTAAAAACAGACCAACCCTTTGCTAACCCTTGTTGTAAGTTCGTATTATTCGAATTTTCACCACGAACGTTAATAGAACCAGCAGTTGTCTTACCTTGTATTGTATCTATGACTAATGTACTCATGCTAAGTCTCCGTTAATTTCACCATTGTACGCCGTATCTTCATATTGTTGGCTAGAAACTTTCAAACACCCGTATCGAGTTAAAGTTGTAGTAAGTGTTTGGTTCCAATTTGCTACAATATTATGATTTGAATCATGACTAGAAGTTCCTTGACTAGAATAAGTAGTATTAGCAAATGCTGCTGACATAGTTACTTGCATTTGTCCAGCAGAAACATCTGTAATTTGCGTAACATTAAATGAATCTAAAAGTGCTGGGGTGTTGCTTGTTTTAAACCATGTTTTTGCTAAACCTTGCTGAAGATTCGTTGTGTTACCACCACCTTCACTTGTTATAGATACTTGACCTGCATTTGATATGATCATAGAGGTCGTATCAGAGTCATACTTTAGATTTGTAACTTCAATATTTGTTCCTACTATCGTACTCATGCGAGGTCTCCGTGCGCAACTACATCGTGATCATAGTTTTGATTAGTGTTAGAATTATTAACCACTTCTACTGCTATAGCAGATGTGCTTTGTCTATCCGTATTTCGTATTAGGGTTTTAGCATCAGCTGACACTTCAACTATTCCGGATTGAGCATAATGTATAGTAGAAAAATTACTACTTAAATTATAACTAAAATCTCCATCTGTGTGATCTGTAGAACCACTCATGTTAAACGAATCACTTCTTTGTGCATCTGCTTCTCCTGCAACCCAAGCCTTTGCCAACCCTTGTTGCAAATTGGTAGTTGCCGTACCTTCACTTTGTACAGCTACAGAACCCGCAGTCGTCTGTCCTTCAAAGACATTAGTCTTGATCTTATACTGACCTGCAACGTTTTTAATTTCATCTACTTTTATTTGA